GATTTAGAGAAAATAACACGAGAGACCTTAAAATTCTTTGTGTTTGAACCTAATACGTTCTTAACAAGAAATAAAGTTGTTAATACATTAACACCGATGTTTGAAAATTGTAAGCAAACAGAAGGTGTATATGATTACCTTATTGTTTGTGATGACAGGAATAACCCTGCTAGTGTTATTGATGAGAATGAACTAAGAGTAGATATTTATTTGAAACCAGTGCGAGCAGCAGAGTTTATATTAGTTAACTTCTACGCCGTTAACACAGACGTTAATTTTCAGGAAATAGTTGGACAATAAATTGAAGTAAACACTAAATAATTATAACATCATGGCTGATATCAAACAAACAATTCAAGATTTTTATAAGGTAGCACAAACAAGAGACTTCGCACGCGACTTTCAATTTCGTGTATTAGATGTCTCTAATAAAGGTCTTCCTGTTTTTACTGAAGACGATTTAGTATATGCGACGACAGCTGCTTTACCAGGTAAAACAATTGCGACCAAACCTGTACCATATAATGGATTTGAATTTCGAGTTCCAGGGACTGTTTCATATACTAATAGTGATTCTTATACAATGGATTTTTATTGTGATGCAACAACAAGTGCTCGTATAGCTATGGAGAATTGGATAACTGAAACCTATAACGATGAAACTACTACAGGTGATGGTATTCTTCACAATAATAGTACTATTACATTAGTTCAATTAAATACTAAGTTTGAACCAATGCGTACATACAAACTTCATGGTGTCTTTCCTGTTGACTGCGGTGAGATCGGTTATTCGATGTCTGGTGACGGAGAAGTCGCTACAGTTACTGTAGCTATGGCATATCAATTCTTCAGGAGAGATCCTGCCATACGTGGTACTGTTAATGCTATAGGTAAATTAGCCGGCGCAGTATTAGGTTAATTGCCTTAAATATTTACATGGCAGGCGGCCTTCAATTAGAAAGCTCTGGTGTAACAGATCTTAGACAAAAATTCTATGAACTATTACTACAGTTTTCAACTTTCCCTGCTGCACAAAATTTCTTTCTAGTCCAAATTCATAAACTACCAGGTTATGTACTAGAAGCAAATGTAGATGAGTTAGGACTACGACCCGGTACTGGACAGTCGACTGGATTAAATTTAGCTAAAAAACAAGTATTTGAACCATTCTTCGGTGGTGGAAATAATTGGATGTTTTTAGCAACAGGTGTTGATCTTACTACAGAAACTACATCTGTAAATAATAAAGGTACACTAATTAACGGATTATTACCAGTTGGTCCATTTATGGAGTCAAGAGAATTTCCCGATAATGATTTAAGTATACAATTCTCTGAAACTAATGTAAGCATTATAGATAGTATATTTAGATCGTGGGTTCAATTATATAGTGTATATGGTAATATGGGAGATGTACCATTATCAACAGATGTCTCAATATATTTTATATCAAAACAAACCAATAGCGCAGATGATGACACACCATCGATTACAAAAATTTATACATATAAAGATTGTATTCCATATGTAATAAAGGATGCTAATGTAGCAGAATATGACGGTGACACAAAAATGAGTTCTGTAGCAGTTGGTTGGAGATTTTCTAAGTATGATGTTCGTATACCAGTACGAGGTGCGAACTTAGCAAAAGGTATTATGGAAGATTTTATGCCGATACCAAGTACAGAACATGAAATTCCAATCCTCGGTGGAGATGTTTTTCGTACCAAAATAACAAAAGAGGAATGGACTCCGGGAACCGAAAAATATAAGAAGTATGAACCTTCACCTCAGAAACCGGTGATGGATGAAACTGAGATAGCTCAAGAACAATATACACGAAATGAACTCGGCCGGATAGACCATGAAGCAAAGCTTGAGGAGAAACAAACTCCTGCGAAGCAGCGACCCGACATCAGCTACGGTCCGCATGCAGCAGAACTACAAACAGAGAACAAAGGCGGTACCTATGATCTCAAGGGCCGCACTTCGGCGGATCAGGAAAAACTGAAACAAGCATCCGAACGACTGACCGCGAGAGGCGAGGACTATTCGCATCTGTCCACGGGAGAGCCGACCGAGCCAGGCTCCAGTGGTGTAGTGGCTCAGTCTGATGAACAAAACCTCCGCCTCACGACGCCTCGCGATCAGTTGCTTGCACCTGCAGAACAAAAAACTCAATCGCTGGAAGAATTCCGCGCTCGCGACGCTGCAACTCCGACGGCGACGCCATCCTTCGCGCCGAAGCGCTCGAAAGGTGGCAGTATACTCAAGGAACTTAGTCAAAAGAACCCTGACCAGGCTAATATTAAAGCAGCTCAGCTACAAGTAGGTAAAACGCTGGCAGACCTGCCCGGACAAATCAGCCGACAAGTAGACATATTCAAAAAAGACCCAGGGAATGTAGCAAACCAATTAGCAAAAGTCGCCGGTGACATCGACAAATTCGCAAAAGGAACTATGGAAGCGGCAAAAGATTTTGGAGTCGTCGCATCGATCAAAAAGCTGGATCCGACATTTCAACTTCCCGGTGATAAACCTGGTCATGCCGACTTATCTGTTGAACTCGATCCCAAAAATGTAAGAACCATAAAAGTAGCAGTACCAGAGAAAAAGGATGACGACGATACCGGCGATCCGTGAGATTAAGAGATTAAATGATAAGTTATAACGACGTCCTAAAAGTTTCAAAACTTTATAAAGATAAACAATTTGATGAAGTATTTTCATATATTACCGAAAGAATTCCAAGTAAAAATATTATAGATTTTTTTAAGAAATGTAAAGCTGAAAAATTTGTAAAAACTAATGATTGTATAAAATTGGATGTATCAAAAAAAGAATTAATAATTTATGAAGATAATTTTCTTAAAAACTTACCTTGCGATACAGAAGGCATTTATCATATCGATAATTATAAGATTATTATAGGCTATCCAAATATAAATTCTATGCTACCTGCTTCTTGTATTAAACAAATTCAATATAAAGATATAATATTAAATGTTAATCCGGACAATTATAGTCATATACCTTTATCATTAATTAAAAAATGCACTTCGTATATAGAAACATATCTTGATAAATTAAACGATACATATGTATATCATGTAAACGATGAATTTTGTAGTAGATTTTCTTACAACATGGCTATAATTATAAATATAATATATTTATGTTTTGTACACGATTATGAATCTCTAATACAACAACAATTACTTCTTATGCAACAATATCATTTCACATATCAAGATTTTAATTATCTTTCAATTAATTCAATAAATGATTATACAAGAGTAATTAACGTAAAACTTAATAAAAATGACGGAGCTACTAAATAAATTTAAAGAGTTATGTATAACTAATGTTATACTTCCAGATAGTGAGGAAATAACTTTAAGTAAATTAAACGTTGATTTTCAAACTAAATTACATTCACATTTTATTGATATACCTCACGATATAGAAAATGTTGATAATGTTTTTATACTTGAATATATTAAATTTATAAACAAGTATATAATCGAGCTTCATTCAGAAAGAAAGTTTACACATAGAGATAAATTATTCCTTCTCGATTTTTGGAAACAAGATGTAGAATCCTCAGACACTCCGTCTAATCTTTTAGAAGATTTAAAATCAATAGATAAATTAAATGAAATTAAATTAAAACTTCAATTAAAATCTATGCATATTATAATTCAGTTTAGACAGCCTATTCTTGAAGATGAAAATAAAATATTAACATTTTTATTGGAAGATAGTGATAGAAATAAGACTGATATGGATATAGTATTTTTTGATACTTTTAGATTCTTACACTCAATAAACATTGATGATCATGAATATCTTATAGACAATCTATCTTTAAAAGAATTATATGAATTATTTTTAGTATTCAATGTAGAATCTCTACAACAAATTTCAAAAGCAATAAGTGATACTCTTGAAAATATAAATGATACACGATTATTAGAAGCTAATTACTCTGCGTTTTATTAATCTTTAAATTAAATATCTATAGAGATGGCTGACATTACTATAGGTGCAGAATTAATAAACAAAATTGCCGATGCGCTAGAAAACACAGCGAAAGGGCTAGGTGATGTTGATAAAAATACTGAAAACACGGCCAACGCATTAACTGCGCTAAACAACAATTTTGCTAAGCTTTTTGGAAAAAGAGGTGACCTTTCAAAACTTCTCTTAAAGGACAACCGTTTTAGTAGAGATTCGGAGACACATCTTAAAAATATACATACAAAATTAGGCGGTCTTCAAACCCTAATCGACATTAATCAGAAGCAGCTTGATGAATTAAAAAAGCTAACACCTGCAGGATTATCAGGAGCAGATAAACCTAGAGGAGGAGGGAAGCCAGCTTCCGATCTGACAAGAGCTGAATTAGAAAAACTATTAAAAAAAGGCGGTGGACTTGGTGGAGCAGCTGGTGGCCTTCTAAACGCGAGAAATGTCTTACTCGGTGGAGCAGCCTCTGCGATAGGTATCCCTCAAATGGCATATAGAGTAGTCCAGGCGGTTGGGGGTATGCTTATACCATATCTTTTACTTCGCATGGGCAGATCATATGCAGAAGGAGGTTTAGGTCAAATAGGGTTGCCACAGCTAGGTGGTGTCAAGTGGAGAGAAGGTAGTGGAGCGTTAGGAGAGCTTGGCCGAGCCGCAGCTGGTACTGGATTAACTACACTTGGTGGGGCTTACCTCTTGCGCACGGGGATAAAATCTCGGATGGGCATGACTGCCGCCGGAAGGACATTTTTTAAAGGTACTGCGATGGCGAGCGGATTTGGCGCAGGCGCTATGGGACGCACAGCCACCGGGGCATTTGGTTCGATTGGGCGCACAGGCCAAGTGCTGCGGCCCGTCCTGGCCTCAGCGTCGGCGATCCGCCTCACCGGAACCCGAATAACCTCTATTGGTACGTTAACTTTCAAGAATGGTAGAGTCACAGGACTTACAACTGCCGCCGGAAAAACGATTTTGAGATCCAATAAAAAAGCATTTATGAGAGCTCTAGGGAAGGGTGGAGCAAGAATAATGGCAAGAAGCGGAGCCGCAGTCGGGGTAAAGGCGATTCCTGTTATAGGATGGCTTATCGGAGCTGGGCTTACAGCGAGTGATGCATATCAACTTATGAGCGAAGGTGGTGATGAAATTGCCGCGGCATGGAAAGAGGAATGGGAGGTTGCAGGCTACGCCGGAAGAGCGATGCTCGTACTGGGAAATCCATCTTCAGCTGTTTTAGCTGCTCAAGACAAATGGCAAGCTTGGCGCTGGGGAGAAAGAACTATGGGTGGAGCAGCCGGTACTTCCCGCTTCGGCTGGAACCTTGGATTTGGTGACAATCAAGATGCATCCCACGAGGTTGTTAAGGCTCAAGCAGAAAGAGATAAATTGTACATGAATCCATCCGCTAAAACCAAAAAGACTCAGCGATATAAAGAGTACCAAACAGAGCGTATGTCTCTCATCGAGAGAATACAGGATTTAGATGATGGTAAGTGGTATCCATATGGGTTCAATAACTTTTTTGCTCCATTATCATATAAAGTCCCTGGTAGACGTCGAAAAATGACCGTAGACGAGTTAATAGGTTGTAGTGTTTCAGAATTAAGAGTAATTAGAGGAACCCTACAACAAGTTTCGACAATAAGATTTTATGACAAAGGCACGGGCATGACTCAAACTTGGAAAGAGCGAGAAACGTGGCGGGAGCAACAAACAACCGCCCGTGAAATCAAACAGTCCCGAGAAAGCATGACCTACGTGTCCCGGACTCCAGCAAACGCGTCGCGTAATAATGCTGTAAAGGGCGCTAGATTAGCAAAAATGTGGGAACTAGGTATTATTGGTCCACGTAATCTCAGATATATGACTAGCACGAATCGCGCACTTCTACAAAAACATGGTAATTTTGCTCCCGGAGAAGTTGCCGAAATACAACAGCAGATCCGCGGAAAGCTGGTACAGGAAGAAGATGTCTTAATGGAGCGCGATCCTATAGCAGGTCAAAAAACAATATTTGGAAGATATGAAGACACTCAAGATGACATCAACCGAATGATGAATGCACAATATACTAATCTAAACGAATTCTTCAAGCGAACAGAGATACGAGACAAACAAGCGAGTGTGGCCCATAATGACGCGGTCGTGACGATGCGCAATGCAGCAGACGCCACGAACGCGTTAACGGCTGCGCTGACCGAGAACCAAGACGAAACTGAGTTCAACGCTGGCGGCCCAACAGGAGGGTCGTCTACAGGAGGCTTCACGCCGGAGCAGTTGGAGGCGGCTCAGGGTCGAGGATTGTAACAAGGAATGAGAAATTAATTATGCAAAAAACAGAACCAAAATATTTTAAATTTGAAGCAGGAAAAAATATTCTATCTGACACGGCAATAGCAACTGGCAGTAGATTTCTTCAAGGAATACAACATGCATCTAAGAGTCAAAGATTTTCAGGAAATATGGCTAAAATCGCAGTACCGTATCCCGGGAAAAAAGCCACATTAGATATCGCGAAAAAATTTAGATGGACAAAGTCATCTAAAGATTCTGTTACTGTAAGTAATACTCCAACTATTACTTTAAGAGAAATGGAAGTAGTAAACCCAGCATTCTTTAATAATCTAGCTCTTTTATTAGATCAATTATCCAACCCGGAAGGATCAGGAGTATTAGACGTGATCTCTCAATTTCCTGGTATTATAGGTGACAATAATCCGCACTTAAAAGCCCGCGCTGATGCAGGAATGGATATAAATCCACGAGTGCAGGACGGCTGGTTGACTAGCCCTTGGGAAAACATAAAACAATGGCTTGTCGATTTCGCAGGTGAAAATATTCAGTGGCTAGCTAATGAAGGTATACCTGGTGTAGCCTCGTTAACAGATGATCTGGATTCAATAAAACTTCATCTTATAGGTGCAGATCTCGCTTCTTTTCCTGCCTATCTAAGACAATATGAAAGAATATATGGTATAAATTATACTGACTTTACATATAAACTGCCATATTTAGAAGATTCATATAAACAAATAAACAACTCATGGGGCGGTGAAAGTCCCGGAGGACGTATAGGAAAATATTCTGATACATTAACAAAATTTACAAGTATAGCTTCTCCTTCAGTAGGAGTTGACTTTGCTAAAACTTTTGATTATCCTCAAAGCGGTCCAAGTTACGATATAAACTTTTTTTTAGATAATACATTATATGACAATGAATCTTATGCTGTTGCTCATTTTACTTTTATATATCTATTACTATATCAAAACTTACCTAATAGGGTCAATAGAACATCACTAACGCCTCCAGTTATATATCAGGCTTATTTAGAAGGAGTTTTTAGTTATAGATGGAGTTTTTTAAGTAAAATTAATGTAAATTTTATCGGAGTAAGGCGACCGTTTTATACCAACATTGGAGGTGAAATGACTAAAGCTATTATCCCTGAAGGATATGAAGTACAATTAACGCTAACTAGTCTTACACCAGAAACAAAAAATTTATTTTATGATAGTCTTCACGGTGCTGTTAATGTACGAGTTGAAGAACATAGACCAGAAGAAATGGAACATCCTCGCGAGACAAATAATAAGGAGGTAAACGACCTAGAGGGTGCTGGATCTAGACTCCTAGAGGGTAGGACCAAAACCCCATAAATCAATGATAACTAACCTACAAAAAAAGAGAAATAATATCGAAACTTTATCGCCGATTAGTGATACTCGGTATGAGAATATATTCAATATGAATTTATATAATAAGAAATATCCATTTTATAATCTCATTAAGAAAGTTAATTTTCCAGACGATCTGCTTACAGAAATGTATTTTGAAAGCTATACAGCTGCAAGTATTCCATGGACGACCCTAGCACATGATGTATACGGTGATCAAAATCTTTGGTGGATTATATGTGGTGTAAATAATGTACAAAACCCAGCTATTAATCCTGTGATTGGAAAAGTTTATAAATTTATAAAACCGACATATATAAATACAATACTCGCTGAAATAAAACAACAATTACAATAATGACAATAACTGCAAATAGTACAGAGTATATTGTCTCTATTCATTTTATAAATGATAAAGGTGAAACTAAGATCATTGATAAAAGAGATTTTAATAGACTACACTTTGAATCTTCATATTTTACTCCATTTATGCAGGGAAAATTACAATTAAATAATACAAATCAACAAAGTATATTTCAAGGATACAACATGGCACCTGGCGGCGGTGAATTTATTTTTATTAATATAGAACAAATAAGTAATCCTACTACCCGACAAAAAATAACAATTCTCTCTGAAACTTATATAACACAAGATGTCACAGTTGGTGTAAGTAGAGGTCAAAAAGTTTTAAATTATTATTTTGTAAACATGGACTATGGACCATTAATGTATACAAAATTACCCTGGTCTACTAATAACTACGTAGATAATTCTGCGCACAAAACTACAAGTGAAAAACAAATTTTAGTTAGTGACGCAATTAAACATTTATTAGTTAAATTATACAACCGTGAATCCAATCCGGAATCAATTATTGATTTTAAAAACTGGGATGAAAGTTCTTCAAAAATAGAGTACACGTTAAAGAATCAACAACCACCAATACTAGGATTAAAACATTTAATATCAAAATATGTTTCTAAAGTACATCGTGATATGGGTATATTGACACAAAGCGGAGGATTATATCGACTCAATTCTTTAAATAAACTCTTAAAACAATCGGGTAATAAAAATTATGCAGGAGCAATACAAATAGAAACGGGGGATACTAGAAATTCATATAGTAATAAACGGTCAATAAAAAGTACATTTAGCCCGACACATGTTTCTAAAGTGAGAATTATTCCACAAAACGCATCACTCGGATCTCATACTATAGTAGATCATTCTATATCATCATATAACTTTCTCACTTCAGAATTTAAATTATTAAACGAAGAAGGTACTGTAAATAAAAATAGTTATACACCTAACAGCGAGATAAATAAATCTAATAAAGTTATATTACCTAAGTTTGAACAAACACCAGATACACTAGAGACATGTCAAAATAAATATACAAATCGAATAGCCTTACAGCAAAAATTAATAAACTTTTCTAAAAAACTAGATATACCAATACTCGGAAATTTATATTTAAAAGGTAGTAAATTTATAAATGTCGGACTAACCGGAATCCCACTTAATGAGGAAATGAGAGATATTTCAGGTTTATGGTTTATCTTAAGAAATAGAACGTTATTACGTGACGGAAAATTTGTATCAAGAGTACTTTGTGGTAAATTAAATATTGACACTAGTCCTCCCACGGGAGGATATGTAGGACCTGCATATTACGCCAACCTAGAAACCTTGTTAAATAAATGAGCACAATACCATTAAAAACAGGCATACCAGCTATAATAGATAGTCGTCATTTAGATGACGCTTCACTAGAACCGCAATATATAGATTTTTATAATTTAGCAAAACAGTATGATAGTGTAAAATATAAAAATGACCCAATAACGGCTGAAGTTGATTTCTGGGAAAATTTATCAAATGCAAATCCAGTTAATATAGCAGATATAGATAGTAGCGGGGAATTTGTTGCATGGTGGTTAGATAAATATCGTAAAGCTCACCCAAAAGTAAAAGAATTATTAGATGAAAGACTTCCTAAAGATGCAAACGGTAATGGAGGTATAGAAGATACTATACTTCAAACTATATCAGAAAGTGTTGGCTTATTATTCTCTCAATACCTTACCCCACAACGTAGGAGTATGCACTATGCAGATGAATTCGACCCGACACCAGATGATTTTTTACAAGTTGGTCATGAAGGTCCGCAGCAGCTAAAGGAAATGGCTACGGCACCGCGCGAAAACCTACAGGTGACGGACCCTACTGGGATCACTCCATTTCCTTATAATAATGTAATAGATGACAAATTAGATTTTGATACTCGTAAAAATATGTTAGGATTGAGTAAGCGAACTGAAGCAATTTTTGGACGTAACATGCAACAAGTTATTTATGGTGGTTTCGGAACACCGGATAACGCACATGGAACTAATCTTGTTACTGATTATGTTCATCTCCGCCGTTTAGGAGAAATACATAGTGACATTATGATAGAAATAGGAAGAATAATAGGCGGAACAGAAAAAATGTTATTTTGGATGGTATGTAACAAAATAGCTAATAAACAAGAAGCTATACCTATTGTACATACTCTTGCAGTAGAAAATACTGAACAAGAAGTAGATGATCTAATGAACGCAATTCAAGATTCGTGGCGAACATTTACTATGGAAGATATTAGGTCTTAGTTTCTACTTTATCAACATCAATAACGTTTGCATTTTTTAATAAACGATCAAGAACTTCTTCTCTACTTAACATTAAAGCATGATGTTGATCTGCATCTTGAAGTTGTTTTTTAGAGTCGATATCTAACTGCTTTGCTTTTATAGTAGTATTAGATTTCTTATCCTGTACTACTAATTTATTTAACGTTTCTATAGCACCAGTCGAAGCTTTAATAAGCTCAGCTAGAGAAGAAACATTTTCTGCTTCAGGCATATGATGAACTACTTCCTTCATATTATCTATTAGCTCTAAAGAATCTTGAATTAATTTTGATGATTTTTGAATAATAAAATCTTCAACTTCGTCTTTAGAAATATTAAATTTTTCTGATTGTTGTACTAACTGCTTACTAGCTTTTGGTACAGTTTTTAATTGTGATATTAAATCTGCTGGATCAAAGTCATCCATAAAAGTATTTACTTGAAAAATCTAAATTATATACTATATTCATCGTATGGACGATTTTCAACCACTACAGTACGAGGCACTTACTAGTACAAATATATCTTATAATGAGATTGAACTCAAAGTAGTAAAAACTCATCCTGACGCCAAACTACCACATAGAGCTCATGCCAGTGATTCTGGATATGATGTATATAGTGTAGAAGAAGTTATAGTACCCGCGCGCGGATCCGTAGTTGTACCTGTAGGCTTAACGTTAGCATATATTACACCGGGTTATTGGTTTAGAGTAGAACCTAGAAGCGGCCTAGGATTTAAGCATAACATACAACCACATTTAGGTATTATCGATAATGGATATAGAGGTGATCTAGGTATTAAATTATATAATTTCAGTGACGCAAATGTAACCTTAAACGAAGGCAGTAGAATTGCTCAATTAGTATTATATCCTCATATTACAGCAACAATTTCTGAAGCTGATGAAATTGATGACACAGAGCGAGGCAAAGCCGGGTTTGGATCTACTGGATGACAATTTCTGATATCTGGTGTGAAAAGTACCGACCGAGTACTTTAGATGAAATAGTCTTAGATAAGAATACTAAAACCTATTTTAATAAAGTACAATCGGACCAGAATATACCTAATGTTTTATTTGTAGGTAACCCAGGTATTGGAAAAACGTCTCTAGCTAAGATTATTGTAAAAGATATTCTTAAGTGCCAATATCTCTATATCAATGCATCAGATGAAAATGGTATAGATACAATCCGTACAAAAGTTTTAAACTTCGCTCAGACAAAGAGTCTCTTCGGGCAAATTAAGGTTATAGTACTTGACGAGTGTGATGG